GTTTGGATCCGTCGGGCAGAATCACCTTCTTGTCGGTAGGGCTTCTGGTGCCGCGAGCTCCACCCGACAATGCGTACGCCCAGTCGTTAGCCAGGCGGACCTTATCGGGAGCATCCAGCTGCAGACGCTTCTGGATGTACATGCCCCAACAGCACTCGAACTCGTTCGCCAGCGTTTCAGATTCGCCCCTCTCGACAAGCGAGAGAAACTTGTCGTAAGCTGCAGGTTGCGTTTTCCACTGCGCATAATCGACTTTCCACTGGACGGAGTGTGTCATGCGACGCATTCCGCCGGCGGACGCTTTTGGCACGTTCACTCGGGAAGGCCGCGCTTGCGACCAGACGAGTTTCCAGACCATCAGCGCGATCTGTCGTTGCCGCGGACTATACCCAGCGGTCAGGCCGAGCTCCTCGCGGATAGAGGCGTTGTCTACGCTCTTGGCGGACATCGGGCTTTGCATATACCCAGCTGGGCAGCGCAGTTTCGCGAAGCCGGCGTGAACACCGGTGCGCGTGAAACCCTCGTCGTCAAGGTCTACGGGAAAGCGCTTGTCCGCCTCGGACGACAGTTCCCGAAGGAAGTGCAACACTTCGTGGTCGAAGGAGAACATCCCTGGAAGCACCTCACGCGGCGTACGCGACACGAGTGGCTCCAGGTGTTTGTTCTTTCCGTCCATGAAGATCATGCCAAGCGGAGACTTCAGCGTAATCGGCTCGGGCGCGCGGTAGCGCTCGCCGTAAGTAGCAGGGTCGTGCAGTCCAAAGACGGCCTGTTCGGGGTCCTTGAGTTGCTTGACGGCGCTGGACTGTCGGAAGGCTGATTTAGCACCGGCCTCCGCTTCCAAGTCCGCGTCACTCTGCGGCAAGTCCGATAGAATCTTCGTCATGTGTGCGCACCGTTCCCTTGGTTGTAAGAATTCGAGCGTCTTCACGCTCCGCGACGGTCTTTGGGGCATTCGCCGAGCGCAGGTTTTCCACGTCTCGCGAGATGCGAATCTCGGAGATCAGCGGAGCGTAGCTCACGCGTGGTTTTGAGAAAGTGGCTTCCTCAAACCAGCGGCCGTAATCGGTGTTGGGCAGTCCGAAGACCGCATGCACGTCGCGTTCGAAGACGTCCGCGTCTTGACACAGCACGGACAGCAGACGGGACTGATCTTCGCGGAACAGCACCACCGTTCCGGCGGGCTGAGACAGAAGATCGGGGAACTTGTCCACCGTCACGTACGTGAGAATGCCATCGTCGGGCAGACTGGATCCGAGGGGAGCTACGAAGATGGTTTGATAGGAGGAGCGATCCGCCTCCTCCTTGTCAGCGTTAATGAGGCCGCCAGCGAGAGCGGTTTGGTAAAGTTGTTCCATGCGGTCGGACATTTCAGACTCCTAACTTGTTTCAGAATTTCTCAATCGTTTCCGTATCCGCAACCGAAGTTGCAGGAACGGGGTTCGGTATTGGCTGAGCGCTCTTGTGACTGACGTCACACGGGGCGCTCTTGACTGCCTCTTGTTCCATCCGCCCGTAAAGACGGCAGGACTTTGTTCGACGAGAAGGCGTACCCGCTCATAT